AAGGAGTTTTTCTTTAATTAAATTAAGTTTTTCCATTAGTTCTTTGTCCGTAAAAAATATGACGACCGATTTGTGTTATCTTTGGAAGCTTCCAGTTTGGATTAACATAGTCAGCATGATAAAAATAAGCATTCTTGATTGACGATAATCTAAAATCTTCCAACAACACCTTCTTAGCAACTTCCATTGATTCATTGTAAAGTCCGCTGTGCTTGACAGTTGGGCCATTCAAACAATACCATGAAAACTGACATATCACCTTACCATACACAACATTCTTTTGGTAGACAACATCACATATATCTGATGGATACTTACCTGATTCAGCCCTATTTATTGTAACCTGAGCAACTGCTACCTTACCTTCAAAAGGTTCTGTTGCAGCTTCGAAGTATATGTTCTTTGCTAGGCAAGTGAGCTGCCTGTCGCGCTCGGCCATAGAAATAGGACTATTGAATTGTTGGTCTTGTTTATATGATTGAATTTTGTTTGAAGTGTATAAGCTGATAGCATAAAATGTTAATGCTAAAAGAAATACTTTCAACAAAATATTTGAAATGTGTACCATTAGCTATCCTTCTTTGAAAGAGACAGCTTAGTAGAGGATGTTTTTGTTTCTGTTTGAATATTTGACACAAAACCATTCAACAGCTGTGCTTTGTTGATGACATCTGTTTCGGATGGGTAAGCTGGGTATTGTGGATGTTCTGGAATTGGAAGTCCGTTCAGCTTGGCTGAATCAACCTTTACATTCCAGTCTGCGCTGAGACGATCCTTTTCTGAAAAGTAAGAATCGGTTAGCATGTCTTTCGCCATTTTTAAAAGGTCAAGGCGAATTTCAAAAGGTGTCATATTTGACATTTGTTCTCCTGTGTTGTGTAAGTGTGTAGCTAGTTGATTCTGTTTCCAAGTTCAACTAGCAAAACTCATGCAGTGCAATTAAGCAGCTGCTAGGAATAACTCATCGTTTGCAGTTATTGATTTTGCTTGATTTACGGTCATCGCCTACCGTGCTGTCCACTCTGTTACTTGTTGCCCTGTCGAATCTAGGTCAGGCCCATCAAAAGCACACAATCCCCTCTAGAGCCCTAAGAGGTTTCTTTCATCTAGGACAACTGTGTGCTTATGGTGGACCTGGGGGGATTCGCACCCCCGTCCAGAACACTTTTCTCTTTGCTTCATACAGCAATAGCGCTGATTATACATCAGACCTTAGTATTTATCAACTACCAAACTACTCTAATATCTGCACGTCTTCTTCCGTCAGTGGAATCATTGATGGTGAAGGACGTAACCCAATTTGTAACGGATTGGCGTTTCCTTCTAGTAGAATAGCCTCCTTTGGAATAAATCCAATCTGTTGTAATGCGTGGAATGTATGTGGGTTAGACATAGCATTACGTAACTTTGCTGGAGAAGGTCTACCGGTTGCAATAATTTCTGCTTGAATTTCTTTTGCAATCATAACAGTGAATTCATTTGCTGCGTTGACCTCAAACATTTCATCATCTGTGTATGGTGTACCGTCAGTATGTTTCAAACGAGTCGGTTCAACAATTACATACAACTCATCAATGAGTTTTCTAAGAATAGTCAACTCTTTGCGGTTCAAATCAAAGCTATGTTTCTGATCTTCTTGTACAGATTCCATTTCAATGATGTCAGCTTGAAGGTTCAAAATCAAATGTGGTAAAGCATTGTTATCTTTTAAGGATTGTAACTCCATGTGCTTTGCTCTTCGTTTCAAGTCAGCTACTTCTTCTAATGCCTCTGCACGTTTTCTACCCTCAAGAAAGTTTTGGAGCTGCTTGAGTTTTTCCCAAGGGGTATCACCAATCACTTGATAGCGATAATTGAATTCACTGTTTAAATTTGATGCCATGTTAAATTACTCCCAATGATATAATAGTTTATTTTTATGTTGATTGTATAACTTATGAACTAAAAGATGCAGCTGCAAGACGAGTTCTAGCTGTACCAACTCCTGCTGTGTCAGATGCAACAACTCCTGTATTTGATACTAGGTTAGTAATTGAGTATAGTGTTGGACCATTTACAAGACCATATCCAAATATAGCTTTATCACCAGCATATCCTGCTGCTGCAAGATCATATCTAGCCGTACCAGCTACTCCTGTATCAGATGCAACAACTCCTGTATTTGATACTAGGTTGGTTATTGCAATAACTCCACCTAGATTATTACCATATCCAAAAATAGCTTTATCAATACCATATCCTGCCCCTGGGTTCCCCGCTTTGTTACTTCCAGCACTGGTAACATTTCCTGCAACAACTCCTGTATTTGATACTAGGTTGGTTACATTTGTGTAATCCGCGCCGCCTGGATAACCAAATGCAAAGATAGCTTTATCAAGACCATATCCTGCTGCAGCGACAGTTCTACCCGTACCAACTCCTGCTGTATCACCTGCAACAACTCCTGTATTTGATACTAGGTTGGTCATACTTCCGTAGTACCCAGAAATAAGATAAACATTAACACCATATCCAATAATAGCTTTATCACCACCATATCCTGCTCCAGCTGCGTAATTTCTTGGAGTTCCAACTCCTGCTGTATCACCTGCAACAACTCCTGTATTTGATACTAGGTTAGTTTCTGAAAGATAAATGGGACCGTCTGCCTGGCCAAATCCAAAGATAGCTTTATCACCACCATATCCTGCCGCTGCAATACCATCTCTTCCGTCAATACCTACTACGGAATCACTTGAAACAACTCCTGTGCTTGATACTAGGTTAAAAATACTTGTGTAACCAGCACCGCCGGATCCAAATCCAAAGATAGCACGTTGATTTGGCTTGGTATTATTGCTTTTTCCGTACAAATTGCTCATGCTGATAGCACCGCTTGGTACGCCGGCAAGGGTTCGTACCGCCGCATCGTTTAAACCAATAGTTGCTGTTGAGGACAAACCCAACTCAGTGTTGACCTGTGACATTGATATTGCGCCACTTGTAGGTAAAGTCATATTTTCACCTTAAGGTTTTGTGGGCCAAGTGATGTTGGTAGGGAACCCGCTTTGTTCTGGCACATCACGCAGAGCTTGCCTGTAAGCCAAATACTCAGCTTTTTTTGCATCGGACAATCCCACATCTGGTAGCACTGCCCAATCAGACACAGACAAAAGGAGGTTACGCTCCATTCTTTTCATTTGTTCAATAAATTCATTAGATACTGGCTGCGGGTCAACAGGTGTTGATGTTTCTGGTACGGGTTGAAATGTGGCTGTAGATGAGTAATTGACGAGATTTTTAGCGGCTGATATTTCAGCAGTCTCCCAGCGGTACTTAGGGAAGGACAGAATCACATTCTCTTTGATCTCATCTTCCGTCATATCATCATTCACTGACACCCAATTACCCCAGGCCGGCAACGAGGTGTCGGTCGGGGTGTAAACAACAAACAATCGTTTTTCCGACTGAATGTAATTTTCTATTTTATATGTAAACTCCATGAATTACTCCTTGCCTTTTGTAACTTCTATATCAACTGTATCGTCTATAATTAGTACTTCGTTTTCAGGAAAATGCTCATCCATCAATTGACCCATTATTGTTGAATATATTCCCATTGTATCAAATTTAATTTTAACAATAAGCATATCGTCTTTATTAAATTAAATCACAGACATTGTGATTTTATTTAAACCAAGGACCAACTAGCCAAGATACAATTGAGCGCCTTACTCCCTTTGTTACAGGCTCTACACCATGCAACAGAAAGGAGGGAAACACAATCACCGTACCAGCTGCTTGCGGGGGATACATTTTATCATTTCCAACTTGAAGAAACAACCTACCTCCTTCAAAATCATCATTGAGGAAGGCAAGTATTGTTAGTTTTCTTGTTTGCGGTTCTCCCGGAAGCATAAAGGTATCCACATGAGCTTTATAATGTCCGTCCTCATTATATGTAAGATAATCACATTGATTTGAATGAGTAACATCGAATTTCCAGCACTGTATGTTTGCTGAAATCCCCATTCCAGTCAGCGTTGCACCAATCCCTCTGTAAACAGGAATATTAAGTTTTTTTACATCCCTAATCTTCTTATCTATTTTTCCAACACTTCCTAAACCAATTTCAGCATCTTTACTTTTTTCTTCTTGATTTTCCATTACATCGATGATGTTTTTACATGCATCTTTAGTGAAGGCATCTGTAAATGACCAAACATTATAGTCAGGTTGAAAGTGATGACTTAATTTTGTTCTCTTATCATATTTCCATTCAGCATGAGGACCATCAGCATCTACGTAGTGTAAAAATACCTGTGCCTGCCACTTACCCTCTTTATACTCTTCTCTCCAATGAACTTTTTCCATTCCTTTGTAAAGAACAGCATCCCCTGTATTCATTTTTACTTTAGAGATATTCGATAATCTTTTATATTCACCCAACTCATTTGGGACTTTTATTTTCTTACCTTTTTCTTTATCTTTTGCGTAATCAGCAAGATATATTGGCCACACATCTCCTTCAAAAGCTATTGTTAAAGTTGCTGATATTTCGCATGAAGGACGATCGGTGTGAACTTTTAGTTCTTCACCAGGTTGATAAAGTCTTGCATAAGCGTAAGTAGGTAAAAGTCTCTTGCCCGATGCAAGTTCAAATTGGGGAGTCAGCTGCTCAAGCAAAGAATCAAAAACTGGAGCTCCATGAATGGCTTCTGACAACGGACATTGACTGTCTTTGGTTGTTACATTTTCAGCTACTAGTCTTTTTAGTTCTTCAGCTAGCTCATTGCAATTATCTAGATCAAGTAAACCTTTAAGATGGGCGTAGTTTTTTAACTTAAATTCATTTCTTATTTTTTCTTCATACTTCATAAAAAAATCACTTTAAAAATGTTTACATGCTAAATGATGTATGAACAACAATATGATCTTGCGGTATTTGATAAAGTTGGCCATCTTGGAAATATGATCGATCACTGTTGCAATCGCCACTACACTCCACCCATGTACAACCTACGCCTGGAACAAAACACTGATTATCTTCTTCTTTCTGGCATACTCTATAAGCAATTTTATCATGGCCAATATGATATACTCTAACAGAGCCAGGTACAACATTACCATCTTCATCATAAATCATATCAGCTAATACTGTAAATCTTATTTTTTCTGTAGAAACTAATGCTTTCATGAATAAAACTCCTCTACAATAACAACACCTGCTGCACCAGCCCCACCCGCCCTGGACCCCGGAAGATATCCAGGGGTTGATGGGTTTGGATCTTCGACGTAATACAGAGCAGCTCCTCCTCCTCCTCCACCATAATTAGCGCCGGTCTGGCTGCCAGAGCCGCCTCCTAATCCTCTACTAGCAGCTGCCCCTCCTCTACCGTTACCAAATATACTTGCCCCTCCAGCCCCACCGCCACCGGCACCTAGTGGTGCAGCAGAAGTATTGAAGCTAGCCGATCCGCTACCACCTGGGACCGTCATACTATCAGTTACTGAAGGACCAAGCGGTCCGAGGAATGCTCCCCCACCAGATCCTTGAGAAGTTGATAAGTAAAGTAATGGATATATGGTATGATTACTATTACCACCAGAGCCTCCCCCGTTTCCAGTCATATAACTACCAAAATTAGATGCACTTCCACTGTATCCCTGAATTGCGTCAGTAGGACCACCAGCTCCAACAGTTACAGGTTGAGGACCAGGAAGATTAGCAGCTGTAATATAACCAACTACAGATCCTCCAGCACCACCGCCAGCTGCCACAGACGGAGCTGTTAAAGGTGGACCTGTTGTGCCACTGTATGAAGAATCACCTGCGGCTCCACCTCCCCCTCCACCACCTACAACTGTAACCTTGATTGCTTTCAATCCAGCAGATTTAGTCCATGTACCGGGACCAGTGAAAACTCTTAAAATATAGTTAGAGGCAACTGATTGAGCAGAAGAATCTGGAAAAGTTACACCCGTTGGTGTTAAAATTGTAGCCATGCTTATCCTTAATAAATATTTGTTGGTGGTTTTTTATATTTATATTGCTAACCAAAAAAAGGTTTAACATATTGGTTATCAATCACGTCTTTAAATTCTTCTTGCTTCATATAGTAATAACAGTTATTAATTAATCTGTCGCTATATTTATATGTCCAATTTGTATGATACCGTCCCAGTCGTGACCTTGCTCGCTTCGACCACCTGAACATACAAAAGGAGATTCAAATTCATGCACGTGGCCACCAACAAGAGTATTCTGATCACTAGACTTAATATCAGAAACTAATATACATCCAATCAATCCAGCATCAACGCCGTACTCGTTTTCAGCTTCGTCATAATATCCACCATCACCATATTTAGTATTAAAGGACACGAACTTACGACCGTCTTTCAATTCAAATAAGCCTTCATTACATCCGTGATCATCACGGTCTTTGAAGAAGAGACCACATACCTCATCCCACTCTTCATGCATCACATAACACAAATCACCAACCCAGTACTTGCCAGCAGGCATCAAATCAGTTTTCATTATATATCCTTAAAGTGGGGTGGCACTAGGCCACCCTGTTCAATCAAGCAGCTTCAGCCATTTCGACTGCAGTTTCCAAAGCCTTCACTTTCAACGCTTTGTTTGGACCATACCAAGCAGAAGCCAGACGACCTTCTTGAGTACGACCAAGATGATGGTCGGTCAAGTAAGTCACAGCATTGAATGCAGACCACCATGAACCCTCAGCATACTTAGCTCCTGGTTGTGTTTCAAGAGCCATCATAGCCAATGTTGCAGATTGTGACATCTCTTTCTTAGCCTTCGTATCTTCGTTCTTGGAACGACCGTATGCATTAACTGGGAAGATACGGTTAAAGTAATCCTTAACAGACTCTTCCTTGAACTTCTTGGAACCCAAGAACTTAGCCATCTCTTTGTACTTTGCCAACTTATCAGAAGCAATACCCAAAGTCTCTTTTACAGAGTCACCATTGAACGTAGTACGGTGTGATACTTTAACACCGTTGTTTGCTTTAACTGACAACGAAAGTGTCAATGTGTTATTACATACAACACGGATCGGTGTAAAGCGAACGTCAATTGATTGACCAAACTTATGTGGGAGAGTAAACAGCAAATAGCTATCAACAATATCACCACCAAACAATTCAAACGATTCTTTCACCTTAGCAAGAGCCCATACAATCTGACCATCGCGAAGAGAGCCAGCTGTATGCATTGCCATGTCACCAGATACTACAAAGTCGTTAAAGAACTCGAAAGCATCATGATTCTGCAACGGATTCCAGTCTTTAGATACAACGTCAAGAATAGAGTTGTCTGAGCTACGAACTAGCGCATCTTTGCCAGTGTAGATTTGCTTGCCATCGATCTTGGCAAAAGTAGGAATCTTTTCCACTGTCCAATCAAGATCTGCAGCTTCCAACATTTGAGCAGGTGAGAGGTCAGCAGGAACTGCCTTACCAAGACCATGCCAAGGAGTTTCGCCAGAGTAAGCAATTGTTTCAATCATATGAGCCATTTTTCATTTCCTTTAAAAAGAGGGTTTCAGTTAACTAACACCCCCATTATATAGATCAAACGGTTTGAAGTC